CAACACTATGATCGAAATACTTTGCCTAGCGGCTTTTGCAGTATTCCTATCATGGTCAGTTTACAAGATTGTGTGCCTTGTCTACTGGCTGATCGTCTTGACGGTCGTGTCGTTTAACACGTGGTGGTATGTGGGTGCCATCACAGGCTTGGAACCTGTTTCTTTGAACAGGTCGGTGGACAACCATGGACAGGTTGTTCCTCAGCCCACTCTTGATGCGGACGGAACTGGCGCGAGCCGGAATTCTGCCGTATCGCTGCACCTTGTGTGTGGCAGGCTTCGTCGCCGTAGTCGCTGGGTTCGCTCAGTAGAAGACGGCTTGCACTTGCCTAAGGGCAGCTTGGGAATGTTAGTGAGAGGGCGGTGGACACCAGACCTCCCCTCTTCTGACAATTCGGCTGACCTGAATCTTGTGCTATCTCATTTTGAGGATGGAGCAAAACTCCTTGGTGGGGGAGTTGTCCCTGGCGAGAATGGTGTTCCTGTGAGTTATTATCACATAGAACTGTCGGACGGTTCAAGGGAAGTTGTCTTCCCAGAACTCCTATCTCGTCTCTCAGCTTATGCGTTGCTCCGACAACGCGACGCCGTCTTGATTTCGGCCCTACGCATGCGTGCGTTGGACTGGGTCAAGAAGAAGGGTCTTTCTCAGGACCTTTGTTTCATCGTTGTGACCAGTGCGATGAGATTGGCGTTAGAGGTTCCTGTGGCAGAAAACAGCTTGGCTGTTGTTCTGTCTGACCTCGGGCCGGAATCCCCACGTTGGTGGCACCGTGCTTAGGCACGTGTGTGGACCTGCAATGGGCAATGTGTTGGAAGCATTGCCCCTCCTTTGAGACAGGATGCCACGCTGGTGGCTTGCAGAGACATGGTCGATGACCATCGCCAACGTAAAATGCGGGTGGCGTACACTTCTGGACTGGAGGCGACTTGGGTCCCAGGTGTACACGCCAAATGCTCTCACAACGAGCGCGCTGCTCTTTTGCATCGCGTTTTAGGTCCCCTGCCCTGGCCGGATGATCGCCCTGTGGGGCCAGCTTTTGACGCAGTGTTTAGATCACTTCGATTGCTGGCCGGGCGCTACTGCGGTTTAAGATGGGACCTCCTACAAACGGCGCACTCTTACACAGGTGCAATGCGTCGTAGGTACCTTGAAGCGGAAAGGTCATTGCGTGTTGATGGGCCATTGACAGCACATGATTGGCAATTACAAGCTTTTCTCAAGGCCGACAAGATTGACCTCAAGAAGTTCCACAAACCTAGAATGATTTTTCCAAGATCACCTAGGTATAACCTTGAGCTCGCTAGTCGGTTGAAGCCTTTTGAGCATTGGCTGTGGGGTAGACTCACGCTCAAATGGTTTTTCAAGGACCGTGAACCTGTTTGGCTAAAAGGTCATTTAAACAAATATGGTTCAAGTAGGGTTGTGGCAAAGGGCCTTTCCCCTCGATCTCGCGCTAACCTAATAGTGCGCAAGTTCAACTCCTTCGAGGGCTGTGTGGTGTTTGAGGCTGACGGCAAGGCTTTTGAGGCTCATGTCAGTTCTAAGCAGCTAGAGAAAGAGCATTCGGTTTATACTACGGCCTATCCAGGGGACCGTGGTTTGAAGCGTTTGTTGTCTAAACAGACTGTACTGTCTGGGAGGACTACGTCTGGATGGAAGTTTTCACGTCCCGGTGGCCGCGCTAGCGGTGACTTCAACACTGGCATGGGCAATTCGTTGATCATGCTTGGCGCCGTTGGTGCCGGGATCCCCCATGACATCCCTTACGATGTCCTGGTGGATGGTGACAATGCGCTGGTCTTTATGGCCGGTGCTGATATCGCCCGTGTTTACCCTTACTTCCATCAGACTGTGCTTGACTCTTGCGGCCAGGAACTGACGCTTGAAAGTTGCGTGTCCGTGGTTGAGGAAATTCGTTTTGGACAGTCCGCGCCTGTTCGCTTAGCCTCTGGCTGGGTGATGGCTAGGGATCCTGTTAAGGTGTTGTCCACCTTTGCTGCCTCTCATAGGTGGTTGCAGGAACCCAAGTTCGGACGTCGTTGGTTGCACGACGTCTGCAGGTGTGAGCTGTCGCTGAGCCTGGGGCTTCCAGTGCTCCAAACGTTTTTCCTTTCCATGCTCCTCCACATTGGCCGAGATGGACGGCGGTTGCCTGAGGGTGCACTCGCCGACCTGTTTTATCAGGGTGCTTGGCTTGCCGAGGGGAAAGATGTTGTACCTGTCGCGATAGAGACGCGATTAAGCTATGAGCGGGCTTTTGGTCTATGTGTTGGAGATCAAGAGTTGTGGGAATCTGTACTGCGCCCAGGGTTTGGACTGGCCAGTTGGATTACAGATTACCCACGTTTCCCGGAAGCTCTGGAGGCTGAACCTGGTCTGATCGAGACCAGTTGGTACCCCGCGTATTAATCTCCCAACCAGTTCGGGGCAGACGTGCCCTTCCCGTGTATCCGGCGGTAGTAGTTTAACGTTCGTGGCCAGCCTGCCAGGGTTCGCAGTGCAGTTTAGTCTAGCGCGGTCCTCCTAGGTAGCGGTTCCGGAAGGTCCTCGTGGAAAGGTGACTCGGACGGCGTATGCTTACGAGGCTCATCCGGTTGCGGTAATTAGAACTGTTATAAGAGAACTCATGTGACTTACCCGGTCGCCTCACATGTTTATCATTAGACCCGTGCCAGTACAGGCAACAGCCCACGTTACGGGTGCCCCAGCGGGC